GCAGCCACGCAAACAAGTAAAATACTTGCTAAAGACTTGATATTAAATAATCGTTTCATTTTTCGCATATTAATTGTTAAACTCTAAACTCTTTTCGTGTAGGCATAATTGGCTTTTTAGGAGTATTGCTTTCTCCTCCTGTATTGCTCAATTTTGGTAGTCCGTCGCCGGTTTCTTTACCAGCTCTTTTCTTGGCTATTTGCTCGTTGCGTCCGGCTATTTCAGCGTCGCGAACGGCATCAGCCATTTCAGAATCCTTTTCTTTCATCATTTTGTCGTGGAAAAGTCCTTTCCATTGGTTCAGAAAGAAATCTTTGCTCATTAATCCATCAGCCAGATCAGCCAGAACACCGTCCATGTGAGAAAGGAATTTTGAAACATCTTCATCTTCTGCACCAACTTCCGTCATGAGTTCCCCAAAGGTGGCAACAGACATTTCCTGATTGGATTCTCTTTTTTTGGATAGTTCCTCATTAGCCTGTTTGGTTTTCTGGAATTCAGTTCGGGCGACCTGGTACCCCTCATAATCGGGTGCACCTTCCGGTGGAACAAGCCCTTCAACATCGACATATCGGGCCAATGCCTCCATAAACGGCATCCCTTGTGACATTGCTGATATAATATCCCCGAATTCCGGGTTTTCTTCAACGGCAGATTTTAAAAAGTCATGCCATTTTTTCCAAAGTGCTACTTCTTCTGGAGTATCGGTCCCATCATCCTGCATTTCGGCAGGCTCTATCGGTGTTTCCATTTCTGGTTCAGGTATTACTTCGGGAGAAACATCGGCATCTTCAATAGGCGGAGAGTCGGGGGTTTCCGGTAATTCCTGGTCAATTTTCTTTTCGTCTTTCATAACTCTGATTAACTTAATACACTTAAAGTATTACTTTAATCAAAGATATTTACACGTTACTGTATCAATATTTTATGTGGCATAAAGTTATGCCATTCATAAAAATAATTCATACCTTTGTTTTGACGTCAAAACTAATAGCCCAGATGAATGATTCCGACAAAATACGATATCTGAAAATTTTAAAGGCTTATGATGAAATAATTGTAGTAATAGGTGGTTTAGCCTCTTATATTTCAAAGGAGTATATCATCACAAAAACCCTTGAAAAACTTATAAAAGAAGGTGTATCCACGAGCCGAAGGTCTATTTACAGAGCATTGAGTTCAAGAAAAGATATGGAAAAAGAAAGGTATATGAACAATGCTTGACATCTCAAAAATCATATCGCAAAATGAAAAAAGGAATGCAGAACTTGATGCACCTTACAATCCTTTAACAGGGGAAGGAAGCCCTATTAAACGTCAGGAAGTAATATTTTCTGATTTTGAAAATTCACTTTTTCTTCCAGTCAACATGTTAAATGTTCCATGGGTAAATTACCTGACTGAATTCGGATCAATAGCCGATGCATCAAAAGAATTAAAATTAACTACCGATCAGATAATAACTACGTTGTCAGAAGAACGATTTAAGCATGACTTTGAGTTCTGGACTGCTATAACTACTAAAATAAAACCAAAAGCCGGAGGTGATTTTATCCCGTTTATTTTAAATAAGCCTCAAAGGAAAATACACAAGATTATATACGATCAGATATTAAATAATGAGCCAATTCGGGGGGTGCTATTAAAATCACGTCAATTCGGAGGGTCAACATATATTCAATTATTAATGGGACATATCCAGGTAATACATAAAACAAACTGGAATAGCCTTATTGCTGCACACTTAAACCAGGCGGCAACAAATATCCGCTTCATGTTTTCAACACTCCAGAAATACTATCCAAAAACACTTGAATCTTCATTCACATTAAAGACTTTTGAGAATACACAAAACATAAAAGTTATCCCTGAGCGTCATTGTAAAATCACTGTTGGCTCAATCGAAACACCTAATTCAATCCGGGCTGACGACGTGGCCATGGCTCATTTATCTGAGGTTGGTCTCTGGAAAAAGACTGACGGAAAATCACCAGAAGACCTTTGTGGCTCAATATTGGGAACTATTCCCACGGTGCCATGGTCTATGTATGTGCTGGAGTCAACAGCTAAAGGTGTAGGAAACTTCTTTCATCGGACTTGGCAACAAGCTGTTAATGGTAAAAATGCTCTAAAACCCATCTTCGTGCCATGGCATGAAGATCCTAAAAACAGGATTAATTTTAAGGATAAAGAGGAAATGATATCATTGATAAAATCCATGACAGAATATGAATTATTCTTATGGGATTCCGGAGCAACATTGGAGGGTATTAATTTCTATCGCTTCAAGCTTTCGGAGTTAAATGGAGACGAGTGGAGTATGAAATCAGAATTTCCTACTACTGCTCAGGAGGCGTTTCAAAGTACAGGACAAAGAGTTTTTTCACCGGCGTATGTCGCTGCAATACGTAAAGACTGCACAGACCCAATTTTTGTAGGTGATGCTTTTGCGGATGCAAGAAGAGGGAAAGAGGCATTAAGCAATATTCGGTTTGAGAAAACCAAAGGAGGTAATCTGTCTATATGGGCAATGCCAGACTTAAATCAAAAAGTAGAATACAGGTATGCCGGTTTTGCCGATATCGGAGGAAGAACCAAAAAAGCAGACTTCTCCGTTTTAAGGATCATTGATCGTTTTTGGATGATAGATGGTGGATCTCCGGAAATGGTATTAACGTGGCGCGGTCATTTAGATCAGGATTTATTCGCATGGAAATGCGCTCAGATATGTGCTATGTACGACAATGCACTATTGGCTATTGAAATTAATTCACTAAAAAAACAAAAAACAGAAGGAGATCATTTCTTAACAATCCTTGATGAAATAGCACCTCATTACAGTAACCTCTATATCAGGAATGACCTTGAAAAAGTAGGCGACGGGACTATTCTTAAATATGGTTTTCAAACCAATGTCAAAACAAAAGGACTAATTATAAATTCCTACAACGCGGCAATGAGAGAGAGGATGAATAAAGACATGGGGCAAAATGAAGGCTACTATTATATAGAAAGAGACGTGAGGGCATGTGATGAAGCAGATAGCTATGAAGTTAAACCAGACGGTTCATTGGGTGCAGTAGATGGAGGTAATGATGATATAGTAATAACCTCTGCGGGTACTGTTTGGTTAGCTACTTCTTTTATGCCATTACCGAAATTAATTGACCCCAAAGTAGAAGTAATAAAACGGCGCCCACGAAGCGAAGCAAGTTTTTAGTATGCAGGTTGAGCAGTATATAAAATCTCACTATGAGAAAACAAAATGGCCCTTTATTGGGCTGGTTGAAATTATAAACAAGTTCGGAGAAGAAGGAAGAACAGAATTAAACGAATTGCACAAGGAGGGGAAAATAGGAAGAAGGGAAGGCATGAACGGATGGTTAATAGAACTAAAAATTAAATGATATGAAAAAGCAAATTCACGAATTTGATCCTGTGATGAAGCAAACGCCTACTTATCTGGTTGGATAGCCGAATGCTGCGAAAAAGTAAAACTAAATAAAGAGTAAGATATGAACACACTTGCCAACATCTTAAAAAGTAAAGAATCAATCCATGGCGTCAAGTTCGACGTTCAGGAACGTAACGCGATTTACAAAGCGATGGTCCAATATGGAGCCCGTCAGGTAGCGGAGTTTAAAACCCGTGAAATAAAAGGCGAACTGCCGAATTTCTTCAAAGTTATTTTCTCCATGACCTGGGATAACTGGATCTTGTACTTCCGAAAGATTGCTTTCAGAAAGGCACGGAAAGCGGCGCAATTAAGAGCTGACACGGAAGGGTATAAGATTTACTGCATCCGTAAATCACAGATCGGTTATCAAAACCTCTCAACCCTTGAAGTCAATATAAACAAGAAAATCAGGGTTCTCGGTAAAGATGTTGACGCCATTCAACTTGAAAGAGTATCCAGCTTTATTGCATACCCCAAAAAAGGGACTTTGGGTATTCGTTATGAAAATGACGAAATAAAGGAATCAATCAGAACAGTTTTAAAAAGGAAACAGTCATGAAAAGAATAGACTTTTTTAAAAGAATTGCCGTCTCTGTTGTCGGCGCTGGCCTAATCGGTTCAGTAAAAGCAGAAGAAATAAATACAGAAATACCGTTTGACGATATTTTTGAAGTATGCCACGGAAACCCAAGATTATTGGACTTAAAACACGATTCTCCAATATTTGCGTACTTCAAAACGGAACTCGGGGAGAGAGTTACAAATGAAAGCGGATTGGGAGTATTTATGGGGGTACATGATGTTATCTTGGAGGAAAAGAAGTCTTACACGATTGATGATTTTGCGTGTGTTATTCGCTGTCTAAATAGTCGGTATAGGAAAAATAATACATTTACAAAGGACATTATGCGTTTTATCCGCGACGGTAACGGCATACACCCTGATTTATTCACTATTCACCATTATTAACCAAAAACCTTAAGGTAAGTAGGTAACCGCTCAATATTATGGGACTAAATTATGATTCAGAAAGAATGCTTGTAACCAAGCAAGAGTTTGACGAAGCACTTAACAAACATGTAAATGAAGAATTGAAAAAGTTTGAAAAATCCAAGGCTCACAAATTAGAGGTCATTGGGCTTGCTCTCCGGTGTCCCGATGTTACGTCCGGGAATTTGATCAAAACTGCGAAAGAAATAATGGATTTTTTAAAACAGGATTGAAATACAAAAGCCGGGCAAATCACCCGGCTTTTCCTTTTCACTTAAACCCTATCTAAATTAACTATGCAGCACCTTTATTGATCATCCCGTAAACCTTATTGATCTGGTTAGGATCAACGCCAGATTGCTGATTATAACTCTGACTTAATCCCTGTACGGCCTGTTGTGGCGACATTTGCCCGGCAGCCATCTGTTCTCTCTTATTCCGGATATCTTCCAGCATCGATTCAGCGAACGGAAGGTTTGAATGTTGCAGGAACATTTCTATATCAATCAGTCCGCCAATCACGAATTCCTTCAAAGTTTCATCTACCCAACTTTTGTATGTTGGGCTGTCGGTTGACTGGCCAACTACCAAATCGAATTCGCTTCCCAATCCCTGAACTATGTCGGAATCATAAACATTACCATCCCCGTCTTTCCCGGAAATAGCCAGGTATCTTTTCCCTTTATAAAACTGGATAATGGTTTTGAGGACTTTATAATCCCTTCGTGTACGGAACGAATTGAAGCTTTCCAGTAAGTCCCGGTTATTATTCGTTGCGTTAATGGCCTCCTGGGCGTACCTGTTGGCCGGTGTTCCTGCCGATGGGCTTTGACCCTGCATGGCAGGCTGAACCCCTGAAATGTCCTGCATCCATTTTAATTGCATACCGATCATTTCGTTTATTCCCAGATTAGCTATTTTGCCACCAAGTTCAATAGGTGGTTTGGCGCCATTTTTAAGATCCAAAGCAATAACACCGCCTACAGTACGGTAAGTTTCTCCAAGGTCTTCAATTTTTTGCCCTCCAAGAGAACCACTATCAAACACGACGGTATTTTTCGCACTAGTACCCAGGATAAAGTCAGATAACGTCCAAAGCCTATTAATAGCTTTTTGTTGGTCAATAATGTCCTCAATCGGCCCCCAGACCTCGCCATTAATGAGCGGGTATGGATACATGATGAATGGGTGAGATCCATGATCGTACGGCGTTTCACCTTCCCGGAGAACCTGACCAAACGGAGTAAGAAACTTATAGAACCACCTGAATGTAATGGAGCTGTCGTAAACAATCAGGTTCCGTTCAATTTCGTCCTGGTCCCATCCAGCTGCAGCAAATTTCTGAATCCGCTGTTCATTGATAGAAATCAACTGTTTTAATGTTCCTTCCCAGATACCTTCTTCACCGGCTGCCGGATCCCAATATTCAATAACGTCAACGGCTTTCTTTTCCCATATTTCAATTACCCGGCATTTGTGTGGTTCGGTTGGGATATAGAAGTCAAGAGCCTCAGATCTTTCCCCGGATAGCCCGTAAGTTTCGGAAATTATTTCCCTGGTAACTCCTGCATAGTACCCCCTTAATCGTTCTTTGTCTGCCGTAGTTTTGGCAAAATGAACAAACAGTTCATCAATAGTAATATCATGTAGCTGGCCAATTACCCGGAGGTCGTTTAGCCTTACATCTTTAATGTCAGGATTGAAAATGATATAATTCGGGTCGATGTAATCAATCACAACGTCATAAATCCCCCGTTCAGGGACCATGTCGTACCCTACTTTTTGAATTGGTAGTCCGGAAAGTAAAAAGATTTCGAGAGTGCGCGGGTCAATCTCCCGGGTTTCGTTTAATTGTAAGGCGGCCTGCAGTGCGTTTGAAAGCATCTTCTCAATTTTGGCCGAATTCTCCTTTCTTGACTTGACAATACTTTTCCCCTTTTCGGTCCGAAACAGCCCGGTCATAGCTTTCAACATGGGCCGGATGATATTCTGCTTTAAAGGTAATTTGCCTTGATCCCGGATATACTGATCTTCACGTACCCAATCACCATTGTCGTCAAGTACGGGGTCACTCCACTGGTCCCCGCGGTGAAATTTACTGGTACGCTGGTACCTTTTCCGGAGCGAATAAAGCGCGTCCCAATATTGGCGGTAATCTTCAAGGCTTTGGATATTTTCAGTAACCTTGTCTCGAGTGGTTTCCTTAATCGCTGATTTTTTCAATCCGGAAGTTCTCCGGGCAATCCGCTTAACATCTAATTGGCTAATGTCTGTGATCATTTCCGGTCGTATTTAGTTTTCAATTCGTTAATATCTTCAATGGCTCTTTTCATAATGTCAATGACAGGATCAGTTCCTTCCGAGGTCTTATAATCTACCTGTTGGGATAAGGCGCCTACAATGTCATCATAAGCCTTAATCTTGTTTAAGTATTGAATATAATACTCATTGCCGGCCGTTTCCTTATACTTTTCTCCTTCAGGTGAATCTACTTTGCCAACTTCATAAACTTGCTTTTCGTACTGGCGGGTGAGTTCTTGGTATCCTTCAACCTCTTTCTTAAGGTCGTAGTATTCACCGATAATTCTCCACTTTGCTTCTGGTGTTTTTTTGATGAAAGCGTTCACAAATGGGGCGTTCCTGAAATCGATATCCTGATCCGGCCTTATAGCCTGTATTGCAGTTGTCACAACGTCCGATACAAAAACACCGGTACCACCGCTGTATCCCTTCAAAAGGTGTTCAATGTATGACGGGTTCATATCCATAAACGGCAGTACTTCACCCATTTTACCGTCTTTCATGTAAAGAATGGTTTTATTGTCACCACCGCCAAAACGGAACATCATATCGGTGAAGAATTTAATAGCCGGGTTCACGTTTTCTTTCCCAAGCCCGGAATCTGCAAGTATATTTTCCTGCTCTTTTGTGAATGGCTCCTTGGCTATCCGGTAACCCATGAAATTCCGGTTTTTTGCAACTTCGACAGCAGGTTTTATTATAGTAGGCCATAATGGAGTATTGGTGAATTCACCATCACCATCAAAAAATCCGGGTACATCAATCGGGGATAGACTGCCAACAAAGTTTAGTAAACTTTTTCCCGTGGCGGCCCATGGCTTTTCATTGCCCATCACCACATCATACATTAAATTCCCCATCGAGTGGAAGCCGCGCCAAAACTGCGGAAGCGGGATCCGGAAATACTTATTCCCTTTTTTACCGGTAGACATGATAGCAAAAATGTTCGGAATGATCATGTAATTCTGGCGCACGTAAGCTGAGATGTTTTTGTAATCTTCGTCATCATCGCCGTCACCGATATTATTTAAAACTGCCTCCAAAAAGCCCAGGGCGGTAAAAGCTGCGGCAACTTTGGCAAATCTTCCCGGATGATCCTTGGCAATCTTGAAGTTCTTCTGCATCGACTGTATAGCGACGTTCCAAAATGCGTAAACTGAATCAAAAGCTTTAGTTCCTTTCCCTTTACGGTTGAAGTTTACAGATGCTTCCTTTGCATCGATAGCGGCCTCTTTTCTGGTCTTTCCTATTTCCCGGGAAGTCAAGTAAACTGAGAACCGGGTAGCATCTTCAAAAATCTGGTTGTACAACTGAATAGAATGCAAAAACTTTGCACCGGCATTTAGCGCGTCACCTTTGGTTGTTCCGGCCCTTAAAATATGCTTCAGTTCTTTGTTGATATCCTTTTCCAGTTCTTCCGGAGTTTTAAGATGGGTAAACCCGGTTTGTCCTCCATCTTCCATGAACTCGCGCAAAAGAGTATCGTCTTGTCCTGACGGTTCTTTCCCTACAATATATTTGAAAATAGCCGGGAATGCCCTCTTGTAGTTCTTCACTACCTGAGATCCGTTATCACCCTTAATAAATGCGGTAGCGCTTGCTTCCTGGCTATCCCTAAAAAAGTTGGTTACCGGGAAAACAATATTAAATGAAGTATAAGCGCCTTTCAGAAAGTTAGTAAATGGGGCCATCCAACTGAACGATTTGTTAATCTGTTCAGCGTCCATTATTTTGCCATTAAAGATGTTCCGGAACATGCGGTTTTGCTTGTTCATCACCTGGGCCACCGGAAGCATTTTATCTTTGAATACGATGGAGATATCACCTTCTGGCTTATGAACGATTACTTCATGCTCCATGGCGTTTGCATAGCTTCTAAGCTTCATATGATCCTTGAAAAGCTTTGTTTTAGCTAGTCCGTCGGCAAACATTTCAGCGCTTGGCTTCGCTAAGGTAGGTTCCCAAACTTCTTCCATTTCGCCGGTTTCCCGGTTCACTTCCATAGTCTGGACGTAATAAACCTTCTGGAATTCATAAAGGTCATGGAATTTCTCCTGATAATTATTCACAACCAGGTTAAAGAGCGATTCCTTCACCTCGTTGTCTACCTGTTCCCCAAGCGCCTTAAATGCTACATTTTGAATATAGGCAAGGGGATTGTCTGCAAAACTCTTTCGTCCTTCTGCAGTCTTGAAAGAGCGGCTAAATCCCTGTCCTTTTGTGTAAGCTAATTGTTTTGCTGCACCTTCGCGCCATCCCCGGAGAGGAACAAAGTTTTTGAACCGGTTTTTCAGTTCTTCATACTGTTCCTCGTTGATCGTTTTGCCATCAAGCCACATTTTAAGGATTGATTCCGTGGCGTTATTGGTGTTAACCCAAAGTTCATCAATCAGTTCCTTGGAAACTTTGCTTTCAAATTCAGCTACGATATCACTGGCCAGCTCGTCCGGATTCTCGTATTCTTTTTTAACATCAAATCCCATCACGCCCGAATAGTCCTTATTTACCAGCGATTCCCATTTTTCATCCGCTTCATCTTCGGTGGCTTCATCGTTGGCGTCCTTCCACTCCTGAAACTCTTTCATTCGCATGTAAGCGTTTCTTTCGGTAGCATGTTTTGAAATCAAATAAGGGAGAATGTTTTCACCGGGCATCCCTGCCTTAATAATTTTAGCAACTGTCTGTAAAACCGGATCCATCTTTTCAGATGTAAACTGTTTGTACAGGTATTCCATCCGGCCATAAGATAATTGAAGGTCCCGGTAAGGTTTCGATTTATCTGTTTGCTTTCCACCACGAGAGAGGATTTCTTCCTCCATCCTGCGGAGCGGCAAATCCCGGTCCTGATTGTATTCGCGGAGCCCTTCTAAAACTTGCTTGAATGTCCTCTTTTCCTTCTGTTTTTCCCGGTAAACACGTCCAGCGTTGGTCAATAACATTTCATCCAGATCCTTTGGCGTGGCTGGTTCTTCTTCGTTTCGGTACCTGATATCTGGATTGCTTTCGTCAAATGTTCCCTGATTACCGGTGGCGGATTTGATTTGGGAAGGGTCTATCGTGTCTGAATATTTCAAATAAGAAGACACCATCCGGCCAGATTTACCTATTTTGTCTTGTCCTTTTATTTCATATTGAATACCTGAAAAAATAGGAGTTAGACCATCTATTAAAACGCGATATTCATCATCTCCATAGGTTTCTACCTCCGTACCTTCTGGTAAAAAAATAGAGTAAACATATTTTTTTGATGCAAACGGAGCTTTTTCTAGTTCTTCTTTTGTAATATCGGATTTGAAATAACTACCTGAATGTTTGTTGGGGTGAACAGCAATGTATCCCGTTGAAAATACTTTTATAGGATTACTCGATTCGTGTACTGTCCATTCTCCATATTTACTGATAACTTTTGTTCCTGTCCATTCTTCTGTGTATCCATTTAGATTCGCCTTTGGTTTTTTCGCTTCTTCATCAACTTCTATTACTGATCCCTTAACTAAATAATTTGGGGTCGTGGGCCGATCTACGTCGTTTGCTTTGATGGTAGATGGGAATTCATTCTTAAACTTAGCTTCTGTTTTAGTGCCTTTCCCTGTATCTACAAAATTGGATTGAACAACATTTTGTATAATTTCAGCGATTTCACGCTCGGAAAGTAAATTGCTGTCAAATTTGAATAGTTTGCCTACCAATTTTCGGAAGTACTCCACAATCTTATCCCATGCGCTTTGTTCCGGCGCGGTCAGATCTTCTTCATTAATGATCTTTTCAGCAAGGAAGGACATCATTTCCTCACCCTGTACGGCCTTGCTTTGTCCTTTATAATTCAGGAGAACAGAATCGACGATAGCTTTGAATTCCGGGTTCTCTTTGGCAATCTTCATGAAGCTGTCAAACATTCTTTCTCCGAATATTTCCCGGTTAAAGGAAGAAAGAAGATTACTCAGTCCTCCATGAATCCCGTTTTCGTGGACCCAAATAGCGATCGCTTCATCTTTCGAAGCTACACGATTCAGGTTAATGTAGGTTTTCCCACCTACGGTGGTGGCTACAAACTTATCCGGTTGGAAATTTGGATCATTCTGTACCTCTGAGGACAGTTCTTCGGTGGAGCTGATAAATACTGTCCTCCCTGATTTATTGGTCCGGTAATCCAGTTTTTCAATGGCTGATTTTATTTCTGTAATGTTCCCGGTTTTCCCTTCGCCTTGTTTGTAAAGAGGAACACCCTGAATAACCGATTCCTTCATTTTGGCGGTAACAGGAATAGACTGAACCTTCAGGATACCGGAAGAAGGAACGCTCATGGGTACCTCTCTATCCATACTCTGATCACCGTCGTTCAAGTCAATTTCCGTTTCTTCGATCTTTGCATCAAATGGTTTCCCAAGTTTAGAAGCTGCGGAAGGAACAATCTTATCGTAGAATGATTTCATCCCTTCGCCGCCGACCTTCAGGTCAACGCCTTTTAAAGTGCCATAACTTTCATCACCTTCAAATATTTTCTTTGTTATTTCTTTTCCAAAAGTACTTTCAGCTTCTTCTTTTGTGTAATTATTATTCGCTAACGTTTCACTTCCTTTATGAGCGGCGATATACACCTCCCCTTCTTTTACTCCAGTACTATTCTTGTTAAAAGTTATCCGATCTACTTGTTTGCTCAAATCATACCTTTCAGCCTGAATCTCTCCGGGGGTCCATGCTATACGGTCAAATCCGTT